GATCAGTGAGAGCAGCGCGACGAGTGCCAGCGCAGCCATTGGTACGAACCTGGCCTATGCCCGGCGTATCGAGTTCGGCTTTAACGGACGCGATAAACTTGGACGGCTCTACAGCCAGCCAGCGCAGCCGTACCTACGCCCGGCGTTTGATCAGGAACGCGAGAATGCATATCTGGAAATCCAGGACGCGCTACGGGATGCGATAAATGACGCCATCGATTGAGCAAGGTTTGTGGACATATCTTAAGGGTAGCATCACGGATCTGCGGCTCTATCCAGATAGACTACCGCAGCAGCCCGATCTGCCTGCTGCCATCTATCAGCGCATCAGTACCACGCCGTCCTACACGCATGACGGCGATACCTGCACCGATGATGTGCGCATTCAGATCAGCGCGTTTGGAGTGCGCCGCATTGACGCTGATGGGTTGCTTGACAAGATACGCGACAAGTTGTCGGGGTTCTCAGGCGATATGGGCGGCGTCAAAGTGGGGCGTGTGTTTATCCGTAATCAGGTGGCAAGTTTCGAACCGGATGTGGATTATTACGTGTCGCGGCAAGATTATATTATAGGGCAGGGATGATAGCAGTATCGACAGCACAACTAGAGCGGCTCGGCATTGTGGCGCGCCAGAAGCCATTCGCACTGATGAACGGCACAAGCGGGCGCGTCGTCGGCCCGGTTGACGCGGTGTATGACGCTTTGAAATGGGTCATCACCATCGGGCGGAATGCGAACGGCGGGCATGTCTCAGTGGAGATTGAGCACAGCCCAGGCGGCGATGCGTGGTACACATACGAGCCGCCGCTGATCTATCAGACAACGAACGCGGGCGAGACGGCATATATTGATATGACGCGAGCGGATGATGTGCCAGCGTCAACGATTGCCCTACGCGCCGTCATTCGGGGGCAGTTCAAACTGGACTGGCAGCACGCCGGGGTAGAGGTGGTGTGTCGCTATGTCTAATATTCTGATCGCTGTTCCCATCCATACGGGCATCCATCGCCGCACTCTGGACAGCCTGTTTCAACTCCAGCACAGCCGCGCATACCAGTCTGACATTGTGATACTGCGAGGTGGTGACGAGCATATAGCCGATGCCAAAACGCGCATTGCCTGGAAGTACAATCAAGCTCGAGATATGTGCCTACGCGGCAATTATGACTATTTGCTCACAGTTGAACAGGATATAGTATTCGAGAAAGACGCCCTCATGCGGATGCTTGCCACGCTAGATGACCATGATGCCGATGTCGGCTATGCCCTCTACTGTTTCCGGCAGCCGCCGTTTTATCGCTGGAATGCGTTCCCCGCAATGGATAGCGTTACGTTCACAGGTCAATCACTCTCCTTTTTCCCAGAGCGGGCGCGGGCCGCGTGGGGCAAGGTTATCGAGTGTGAAGGGCAAGGCAATGGCTTCACGCTCATTCGCCGCTGCGTCCTGGAACGCATCCGCTACCGTGTGGAGCATCGCATTGGCGAGGGCGCGCATAGCTCGCAAGATACATATTTCGCTTTTGACTGCCAGATGGCAGGCGTCAAGCAGGTGTGTGACACCAGTATCGTATGCGGGCATATTGACCAGCAGGGAGGCGCGTTTGTCACACTGTGGCCGGACATCAACGAAGAGAAGATGCACAGGATTGAGGCATGAGCGAGTACCCAACACTGACCATCGTCACCGCATTGAGCAGGCCGGGATATCTACCGGGCATCTTCGAGAGTTTGAACGCTGCCGAAGGCCACAATCTGAACATCCGGCACTACATCATCCATCCGCACGGCGCCACACATCCCGGCAATGGTCGGGCTGACATGGCGCGCAACATTGATGCGGCGCTATCCAGTATCCGCGATGGGTGGGTCTGGATTTTGGATGATGACAACAGCGTGCATCCGGGATTTTTTCGACGGCTCGAAGAGGAAATTGCAGCGCAGCCGGAGGCGCGGGCGTTCGTGTTCTCTCAGGAGCGCGCTGACGAGCGGCGTCTGCTGCAGGCCGCGCCAGAGAATGTCCGCATCGGCAGTATCGACACAGCGCAGTTTGTGCTACGCCGCGATCTGATCGGCGATATGCGGTGGTGTGAATTGCCCGTGCATGATGGGATTTTTATCCAGGAATTGTACGAGCAACACCCGGAAGACTTCTGCTTTGTTGACGAGGTGTTGTGCTATTTCAACCGCCTGTCTCACGGCGCGCCGCGTCACGTGATGGTCAATCTGGGTTGCGGGAGCGACGTCCGTGATGGCTGGATCAACATCGATAGCGCGCCGCGTGCAGGCGTCAAGGCACACGACATTCGCCAGGGGTTACCGTTTTTTAACAATAGCGTTGACTACATCTATGCATCGCACGTCCTTGAGCATCTCGACTATGCCGTCGCGTTGAAACTGATTGACGAGTGCCACAGGGCGCTCTTGCCTGGGGGCGTCGTACGGCTCGTGCTGCCAGATGTGCCGCGCCTCCTCGCAGACTATGTACGCGGGGACGTGTCTGACTGGCAGAGCTTTACACAGTTCGTGTGCTCTGCCATTCCCGGCGTGGAGGAACCACAGCCGATTGATTTTGTTAACGCTATCATTTTTAACGTGGCACGCGACCCGCACCGCTACGTCTGGGATGTGCCGCGCCTCTGTGATGTACTGCTGGCAGCGGGCTTTGCAACAGCGGAGCCGGTTGCATTCGACAGCCGCATCGATATCGATGATCCATTTCGCACGAACCATAGTTTTTATGTAGAAGCTCACAAGGAGGGCTAGATGGCGACGATTACCGTAGTAGAAGGCGTAGGGACGTACCCGTCGCTGGCGTCGGCAAATGGCGCGGCCACCGGCGCGTGGGTTGACCTGGACACCGGGGCAAGCGCGAACAGTTTCAACGCCAAAAAAGGTGACGTGCTGATCGTCTGGAATGACGCAGCATCAAGCGGCGATACCATCAGCGCAACCGTGGAAGGCACGAACAACCCGTACGGCGTCCAGGCTGATAAGGTCAAGGAAGTCAACGGTATGGCCTTCACCATCTTCGAGTTTGAGGTGCTCGAAGGGTGGGTACCCGACGGGGGCTCGCTCGTGTACCTGACGGTTGAGGAAAGCGGTACCGCAACGGCGAAGGCTGCCGTATTTCGTCCTAATCAGGGCTAGAGGAGGGCATCATGGCAAACTGCCCAACAACCGGCGATGCCATCTGGGCATACGGCACGACGTTATGGCGCTCCGATGGCGACGCAAACAACCCGCAATGGACACGCGTTACATATATCAATCAGATCAACCCGCCCGGCGGCACGACCGCAGAAATCGAGACAACCCATCACGATACGCCGGACGGGTTTACCACGTTTATCAGTGGTCTGAAAACCGCCGATGATATCGAGATGGTGGTGAACTGGCAACCGACCGAAACGTCACACCGGATGCTCTATAACGACTGGATTGCAGGCTGCAATCGTGACTGGATGGTTGAAGTCAAGAGCAACGACAGCGTGATTGCAACATTTACGGTGACGGCGTTTGTAATGAGTTTCAGTGTTGAGACGCCGATTGATGGTCGGGCCGTGGCGAATGTCACGCTCAAGCCGTCGGGTAAGCCGACATTCCAATAGGGAGGAACCATGCTGCTCACACGCGAGCAAATTGAGACACGAGAGCAGCGGTACCGCGATATCCCTGTCCCTGAATGGGGCGGGGATGTTCGCATTGTGCCGATGAGTGCAGCGGATTTGCAGGTATTTTTGAAGGCAAAAGAAGGCGGCGATGTGGCGCGGGCGGGCGTGCAGGTATTGGCACGCGTCATGGTTGGCGCAGATGGCGAGCGTCTCTATTCTGATAAGGATGTTGACAAACTCTACAGCCTACCAGGGACAGCCGCGGTCATGGCAACACTGTTGCCTGAAATCCTGGAATTCAGCGGCGTCGATAAGGCACGCCAGGAAGAGCTAGCAAAAAAATCCGCGAGCCTCAACGGCGTCTCCTCTACCGACTAGCGTTGCAGGCGGGCGGGCGCTACATCGCCAATCCATATGCGTTGCTCGAGGAGATGAGTGCAGAGACGTGGGTGCTGTGGCAGTTGTACTACGATCTTGATCCGTGGGGTGAAGAGCGCGCCGATCTGCGCTCTGGAATGATCGCGGCGGTAATTGCCGAGACAAACCGCGACAAGAAAAAACGTCGCAAGCCGTACGCGCCAGAAGACTTTATGCCTAAATTTGACAGGCCGCCACCCAAGCCGCAGACGCCAGAGGAGCAGGCTGCCATCCTTAGAATGTGGGTACAGGCGTTGGGCGGCGAGGATAGGACACAGACCGCATAATGGCTGATGTGTTAGAACAATTGAATGTCCTGCTCTCTCTGGACGCGTCCGAGTTCGACCGAGGGACGCGTGATGTTGCCAACCGTGCGGAGCGCAGCGGCAACCGCATCAGCGGCGCGCTGTCTGCTGGGATGGGCGCGGCGGCGACAGGCATTGCAGCAAGCGCGACTATTGCGGTGGGCGCCATTGCGGGCATCGGCGCGGCGGCAATCTCAGCACAGGGACGCGTCGCAACGCTCGAAAAGGCTTTCGGCGGCGCGCTTGACGAGGCGACGGCGGATGCGCTGTTTCTAGCCGATGCGTATGATCAGGATCTCACAGAGGCGGCACGCAGCGCGCAACGCGTGCAGGATGAGTTCGGAACATCGGCTGAAGATGCATTCCTGGTGCTCACCGAAGGGCAAGAACTTGGCCTTGACAGGTTCGGCGATCTCAACGATACACTGAACGAATACTCTGATGATTTTGCCGATCTCGGTGTCACCGGCTTTGACTCCCTCGCATTGATCAACGAGGGCTTGGAAGCCGGTTTTATGAACACCGACAAAATCGGGGACGCCTTCAACGAATTTGGCATCCGCTTGCGCGATCCGGCAGTTGTCAAAAACATCCGCGATATTGACGAGAGCACTGCCGATCTCTTTGATCAGTTCGCACGTGGCGAGATTACGCAGCGACAGGCGTTCGAGCGCATCGCCGATAGCATCGAAAGTATTGAAGATCCCCTGCTTCGGCAAGAGGCGGGCGTGCAAGCATTCGGCGTCACGTTTGAGGATTTCGGCGCCGAAGCCACGTTCGCGCTTGGGGAGGCGCTCGAAGGGGTAGAGGCGCTTGGTACAGAGATCGAAGAGAGCGGGCGGCAGTACGGCACGTTCGGCGCGCTATGGGCAGGCATCACGAGCGAGGCCACGGCTGCGCTGGCACCGCTTGGGGATAAACTCCTCGAAATTGCCAATGAGGCCATGCCGCATATCATATCGGCTATTGAGTGGTTTGGAACGAACGCCCCCGCCTGGATTGATATGGCAGTGGTGGCACTCGATAGTTTGATGGCAGTCATCGGGCCAATTGCCTCAACTATCCAGGGGGCATTCCAGGGCGCAGAAGCGGCAACGCAGGGTTTCAGCATGGCGACCATCGGGCTAGGCGAGCAATGGGCTATGCTGCAGCAAACATTCGGCGCGGTTGTTGCCGCCATCACGAGCATCGTGCAGAGTGGCTTCGGGATTATTCAGGCGTTCTTGCAAGAGAACGGCGCCAGTATTCAGATGTTCTTTCAAACAACCTGGCAGCAGATCACGACGATCATATCGCTTGCTATTCAGTTGATAGATGCAACGATTGTGCCAGCGCTCCAGGGCGTTGCGGCATTCATCGCTGCCCACGGCGATGAGATTGTTAATATCTTGACAATGGCATGGGAACAGATCAGCATTGCCGTCGGATTGTTTTTGGACGCCATCACAGCCGCAATTACGCTGGCACTCCAGATCATCGATGGAGACTGGCGCGGCGCGTGGCAGACCATCCAACAGTTTAGCCT